AATATATCACTGGTGTTGGGCTGAAGTATGGAGAAGGACTGTCCTAGCTGTATTTTTAGGACTAGTTATAGGATATATAGCTAATGGAATAGGATGGCCTAAGTTTTATCAGAATCCTTCTGTTTCATTAAGTACTCTTGATATCTGTAAAGCACCAGTAAACTAATGGAACTTTGGGATGAAGTAGTACAAAAATATAATCAAGAATTAGAAACTATAGTTAGAGCAATTGCCTCTGGAAGTGCAGATAATTTTGCCACTTACAGACACATGGTTGGTTACTGTGCAGGTATAGAATGGGCAAGAGGAACCTTGTCAGATATTTTGAAAAAAAGAATGTATTCAGATAACGAAGATGATTAAAGGAGAACAATAGATATGCAGCAACCAGCTTTAAGTAAGGCAATCAAAAATGATATGTGGATTTCTGGAGAAGAGGAGGAAGTTTCTGATCCATCTCCTCTTCCCAGTATACCAGGATACCACGTTTTAATTCGTCCAGTTTCAATTAAGACAAAAACAAAAGGAGGTGTTCTTCTACCTGATTCAACAAAAGATGACATGGCTTATCTTACTACAGTAGGACGAGTTCTTACTTTAGGAAAATTGGCTTATATGGACCCAGATAAATTTCCTGAAGGACCGTGGTGTAAAAAAGGAGATTATGTCTGCTATGGTAAGAATGCAGGAGTAAAGATGCAATATAAGGGAGTTAAGTTAATTCTTTTGTTTGACGATCAAATATTGTTAAAAGTGCAGAATCCTAAATATTTAGATCCCACATTTAATTTATCTCATTAGAGGGGGTTGCGCGACTACTATAAAATATAGTATAATAGATAAACCGTAAACCGTATTGCTTTCGTGGCAACGTAAAGGGAGAATAAAGTATGAGTACTGAAAAGGATGATTGGAACGAAGTGGAAGTTTCTAAAGAAGAAGAAGTAGAGTTTGAAGTAGAAAAGGATAAGGAATCTGTTCAAGCTGCAGAACCAGAAGAGCTTGATGGTATAGAAACACAGGGAGCGCAAAAACGAATTAGACAATTAGTTTCTCAAAGAAAAGAGAGAGATGAGCATATTCAACAGTTAATGTCTCAAAATGAGGAAATGAAAAGAGGTATACTTTCAAGAGAAAAACAATTCGCAGATTCCCAAAAAGTAAGTACAGAACTTTCTGAACATCAACTTACAGATAAGATTGAATTAGCAAGAAGTAATTATAAAGAAGCTTATGAAGATGGTGATTCAACAAAAGTTCTTGCGGCTCAAGAAGCTTTAAATCAGTCACAACTTGATTTACAGAATTTAAGCCAAAGAAAAAATGCTCTTTCTAATTATGAAAGAGCTATTGCTCAAAAAGCAGAACAGCAGCAATATCAGCAACAAGTTTCTCAAGCTCCTGATCCCAAAGCCCAAAGTTGGGCAGCAGAAAATGACTGGTTTGGTAAAGATTCAGTTAGAACTGCAGCAGCTTTAGCTATAGATGCTGAATTAAAGCAAAAGGGATTTGATACTGCTGACGATAATTTTTATACAGAAATAGATAAAAGATTACACAAAGAATTTCCTCATAAGTATGAAGGAATGTCTGATACTGATTCGCCTCGGGTTACGAAACAACCCGCTCAAGTGGTTGCAGGAGCATCACGCAATCCTGCAGGTTCCAATAAAAAGGTTAAACTATCACAAGAAGATGTAAGATTAGCTAATAAATGGAATATCCCCCTTGAGGTATATGCCGCAGAAAAAAGAAAGGCTGATTTAGCCGATGGGGAATATACAACTATTCAAACACAGCGTGGAGGTTAACACTATGGATACACGAAATCAAAATGCACGAAGTGCAAATCAAAGAGAATTGAAAACTAGAGAAGAAACAGAATGGACTTACGAAGAGCCAGATGCTTTAAATATTCCTGATAGTGTTAGAAATCGTTTTGATGATCAAGAAATGGGTCTGCGTTGGCTACGAATTAAGCTAAGAGAAAACGATGACTATCAGAATATTGGAAAGAAGCTGGCTGAAGGATGGACTTTTGTTGCTCCAGATGAGGTTCCTGAGATGGCACATTCCTCTATCGTGCTGGAGGAAGGACGATACAGTGGTACAGTCTGTCGTGGAGACTTAGCTTTAGCAAAAATGCCTAAAGGAAAAATCGCTGCTCGTCAGAGGTATTTCCAGAATAAGAGTGATAATCTAATGACTGCAGTTAATTCGCAGTTGGAAAACTCCTCTGATTCTAGGATGCCTATAACAAATAATAGTAAGTCCTCTATTACACGAGGGAGAAGTCCTACGTTTCAGGATTAATTTTTAGTTAGAGGGTTTACTGGGAAACTCTAGGTAAGGAGAAAATATATGAGTACTACAAAAGCTCTCCGTGGTTTCCAACCTGCAAGAATGCGTGGCTCTGGTGCTAACTCCACTGGTTTTGAGGAGATTCCTATTGCATCAGCGTTAGCTAAAAATATCTTTACTGGTGATACAGTTAAAGCCACTCTAGGCAACTGCGAACCAGTTACTGTTGGTGGCACTTCTCTTGGTGATGCTCCTATTGTTATAGGTGTATTCCAAGGATGTCATTATGTTCAGGATGGACAACCAAAATGGAGCAAATATTGGCCTAGTGGCACTTCTGCTACTAATGCCACGGCTATGGTAAATACAGATCCCACATCAACATATTATATTCAGGCAGATACTTCTGTTTCTGCTGGTGATATTAATAAGTCCTTCTTTGGATTGACTGTTGGTGCTGGATCAACTGTTACCGGACAGTCAGGTTTTGGTGTGAAAGCCGCAACCAGACTAGCAACACAAGCTATTGATGTATATCCAGTAGCTGTGAAAAATGAACCGGGGAATGATATTACTGTTGCGGCAGAAAGAGCATATCCCGTACTTGAAGTTAGGCTTGCACATCACAAGGCGATGCTTGCACCTAGCGTAACATTAGCATAGGGGAGGGTTAAATCATGGCTATTAATAGAGCTAGTATTGCCAAAGAATTACTCCCCGGTTTGAATGCCGTGTTTGGTTTAGAATACGGGGATGTTGATAACGAGCATAGATCACTTTTTGAAATTGAAAATTCAGACAGAGCCTTTGAAGAAGAGGTTCTATTTACTGGGTTCGGTACTGCTCCTGTTAAGGGAGAGGGTGCTGCAGTAACTTATGATACAGCTTCAGAAAGTTATACTGCCCGTTATACTAATGAAACAATTAGTCTTGCTTTTGCTGTAACGGAAGAGGCGATGGAAGATAATCTTTATGATACTTTCGCTAAACTCCGGGCCAAGGGTCTTGCAAGAGCTATGGCTAATACAAAGGAGGTTAAAGCTGCTGATATCTTTAACAACGGCTTTACCGATACTGCTGCTTATCATGGTGGAGATGGGGTTCCACTTTTCAGTGCTGCCCATCCAACAATCAGTGATGGCAATCAGTCTAACAACTTGAACGCTGCTGATCTTGCTTACGCATCTCTTGAATCTGCACTTACAACGATTCAAAAGATTAAGGATGATCGAGGTATTCTGGTTGGTGGGTCTGCTGTCTCACTTCATATTCCGCCAGATTATTGGGCGACGGCTAATTCACTACTTAACTCCCAGTTGGTTCCGTCAGCAGGTACTATCGCCATTGACGGTAGTGCTGCACTAACAGGACCATCAGGGTGGAATGATGTGAACTCAGTTCGTAGTATGTCAATGCTACCAAAGGGTTCACATATTAATCGTCGCTTTACCGACACAGATGGTTGGTACGTTAAGACTAATGTTCCTAACGGTACTAAGATGTTTGTGAGAGCACCTCTACAGACTAAGATGGAGCCAGATTTTGATACAGGAAATCTACGCTTCAAGGCCAGAGAGCGTTATAGCTTTGGTTGGTCTGACTGGAGAGGTTTCTATGGTAACACTGGTTAATTCAACCATTAAGGGGGAGGGAGCAATCCCTCCTTCTTATCTTTTTTAAAAGGAATGAACTATGTCATCTAATATTAAAACAGCAATGGTTGACGGTGGTGGAACTGGAAGTGGGTTACTAGTTGACATTACAACTTCAGTTACTTTAAATTCGAGTAATACAAATGATTCTTTTACAAGAATATATGCTTTATATGCTGATGTAGCAGGAGATTATCTTATTACTGCTGAGAAGCAGGTTAATGTAGCAGGGGGTGTTTCCTCTAATACTGTTGGTGCTGTTACAAAGTTTAAGGCTGTAGCTGGAGCAGATATTTATTTAGGAGATTATGGACCAAGAGCTAGTGGAGTAATTAAAGTTTCTGCACCTTCAAGTGCCGCCGTTTTAACTGTTTTTTATGGTTAAGCTATATGCCTTCTTATTCTACACTTGTAACAGATATTCAAAATACTGCTGAAAATGATGGGACAGAATTTACAACCCACATAGATTATTTTATTAATAAGGCAGAAAATCGTTTAGTTAATCAACTAGATGATTATGGATTGAATACATTTACTTCAGTAGCTGTTTCAGCTAGTAATCCATTTGTGTCTTTACCCAGTGGAACAAGAATTGTGAGAAATTTTAATATTCTTGTATCAGCTTCTGTCTCTGCTCCTGCAGGAAGTGCAAACAGTAGAATTAGTTTACTTCCAAGAACACAAGAATATATTTATGATTTTTGGCCTTATGTCAGTGCTTCCGTAGGTCAACCAAAGTATTACGCAATGAGAAGCAATACAGCTATTTACTTAGCTCCAACACCTACATCAACTTATGATGGAGAAGTGCTTCATGTTTCCAGACCTGCTACTCTTACATCTGCTGCTCCTAATAATTATTTCTCTGATTTTTGTTATGACGCACTCTTTTATGCTTGTATGATTGAAGCTTCTCTTTATAATAAAAGTTTTGATACAGTTCCTTTATGGCAAGGAGAATTTAATATAGCTATTGAAGCATTAAGAAATCAGGCTAGAAGAACAAGACAAGACGATATGGCTGTTGCTGCAAGTCCTGCAGGTTCTGCTGATCCTGTTGTTCAAGGTCGTCCTTAATGGCTATTAGTAGAAGTGCTATTCCAAGAGAATTGAAAGGAAATAGAAAAGTGGCTAAAAATACAAAAACAGTTAAAAGAGCAACTGGTGGGTCTGTATCTAAAAACAATTGGATACAAAGAGCAACAGCATCTATTAACCAAAGAGGAACTAAAGGAGTTTGCACAGGCAAAAAGTTTGGAAGTAAAACTTGTCCTCCAGGTTCTAAAAGATATAACTTAGCAAGAACATTTAAAAAGATGAGTAGGAGAAAAACATAATGGCTAATAGAAGAATGACAAAAGGGGAATTTGCTGATAGAAGACGAATAAGAGGTGGATTTGTAGATCTTCCTCCAACAGCAAGTCCAGAAGATATTTCAGCAGAAAGAAGACGACAGAATATAATGAGATTGACTTTGCCTTCTGAATCAAGATTAAAAGGAGGGGTTGGTCAATTTGTGACAAGAAGAGTTAATGATATTATACGTCTTCTTTCGTCAAATCCAGATAGAAAATCAGGAATGCGTCTTGCTAGAGAGCTTGCAGATTATTATGATGACGAGGGAGTATGGCCTATGGAACCTGATAAACTTCCTGCACCAACTTTTAGTCGTCCTTGGCGGCGTAACCGTGATGGTACTGTTAGAAGAAGGCAGCAAAAAAGAAAAGGTGGAGGAAAAGTTTTTTATGGTTACAAAAAAGGTGGACAAGTTTAATAGGGAGAA